GACGACCTCCGCGTGACTTTCGATAAACTCAATATTCTGTCGAACTGCTTTTACAGCACCAGCAGCGCCCGATGGAACTGAACAACATTCCCATGTTAGGTTTGTGGCTTGGGCATATGCAAGGCAGTCAGCCTCACCTTCGGTGACCACTAAACGCTTACCACCGCCTGGCCAAAGCTGTTGGCCAAAAAGCACAGCCTTCTTCATGTCACCAACGACATAAAATTCTTTATTAGCACCACGGACTTTTACGGCTACTTTGTTACCGTCTTTGTCGTAGTAGGGTGCGTAGTGCTTCCCATCACCAACGGTGTAATTAAACTTCTTTAACGTCTTCGCCGCCAACTTACGCGCCGGTAGATCAGCGTAGTCACCTTGAGGGAAGTTTGTTGTTTTTTGTTGGATGGTGTTTCCGATTGCCACAGATGGCTCGTCAAAATCATTTGTTAAATCGTGTACGTAAGTTGTACAACTAAAACAGTATCCGTGGCTCTTGCCGCCGCCATCATCATAAATAGCGTATGCGTCAGACGATGGGCAGTTCGGGCAAGCGGTCTTTTCGACCAACTCACTATCTTCGTATTCTCTCATTTACTCCTCCTACAGAGTTTTAAAGCGACATTACTTGTACTTTTGTGTGTGGTTCTTCATTTGGTTCGGCGTAGCGTTTACGAGCGACAAGGGCCTCAATCTGACAGTCATCTTTCCAGAACATATCGGATGATGTCATGCAGTCCAGTGGTAGTTTCATTAAGTTATCAATGTCGTATCGCGGTAGCACTTTAGACGGACATTTCAGTCTTTTACACGCAAACTCTATAATGATAAAAAGCCTTTTGTCTTCGGGCAGGTATGTCCACTGAGGTGGCATGACCTTGATAAAAGCGGCAAACGACTTCATGTATTCTTTGTGGCGCTTGCCGTAATAAACACCAAATTTAGCAACCTTTGGGCGGCTTGCCGGTACGGGCGGTATTGGTATGTACAAATATTGCGGCTCATCAAAAGCCTCAAAATCAAACAGCATCAGATTTCTCCTTGAGATACGAGAGATGTGCAGATGCGTCGGCGACTGATACTTTAAACCACTCACCATGACCTCTGCTTTCACCAAACTTTAAATACATGTCATTGATGTATTGATCATGCTCGTGGAAGTACTCCGCATAGACACACTCAAAGTCACCAAACGGCGAGCTGACACGGTAGGTGCGAAGACGCGATCTGATATCTAACGTCACCCCTATCTTGCAGAAGTCTGGCCATGCAGGGTTGGTGATGATGTATATCCAAGAAGGCTCACTCTTGAGCAGCTCATGAAAAGTACGACGAACCGAGGCTCGATACTGTGAGCGCACTGCACTTGGTAACTCTCGGAATTGTTTACGAGGCAGCTTTGAAGCCTTAACGCTCAAGGCTTCAACCTGATAACGAGTAAGGTTGCGCCCACCAGACGCAGAAGGAAGGGGATAACCTTCTGACCCAGTGGACGACTTTAGTCCATCAAGCGATGGACCTTTGGGGGAGTGCTGTTTACTAGAAGTTGATGCCACTTGCCTCGGCCTCAGTAGTGACTTGGTTAAATCCAGTTTCTGGTCCACCAAAATCATCTTCATCAGAACCTAGTGACCGCTTCTCTATCAGGCGTACCTTGTTCAGATAGATGGTCACGCCTGATTGGGGGCCTGAGTAGGCTGCGACGTTACACGCACAGCGAACAAGATCACCCGGTCCAATGATGATGTCGTCAGCTAACTTAACGCCTGTAGCGTCTTGTAAGACTGGCGCAGACGGAGACTTGAACTTCACCTTGTACGTACCATCGGGGAGTTGATTGATAGGGTCGTGCTTACCGGCTCTATCTTCGCCTGGCCATTCAGCATCAAATGCCGCGTTAACGGCTGTCTTAATGGCATCGAGCGTGTCGGCGTGCTCGTTAGCGTCGAGTAGGGCAGTTGCCTCATACTTACCAGAGGGAAAGTTACCCTCGGTATTTGGTTTGTGAAGTGACGGGTAGCTGACACTAAAAGGTTGTGTGACACATTTAAAATATTTGTTAGCCATGAAAAGTTTCCTCCATCGGAATGATTATTGTTTCGGCTCTTTGGTCATACTGCTCACCAGTTCGTCATCAACGGCTACAGGCCCCTTGGCCTTTGGTTTCTTTGCTTTTGAGGAGGGTGCTTTCTCGCCGACATCGCCATCGAGTACGAGAAAGTCTGCGCGGTAATGTCGAGGCTCTGCGTCGAGCGCGATTACATCCTTCACAATGAGTCGCTTACCGTCGATGGTGAAGTAGACCCCACCGACCTCTGCGCCTTCAGGTGCTTTAGCTAAAGTGGTGTAACAACCATCAACATGATGAAAAAGTGCTACGTCGCTGTTAAGTTCGGCTTTAAGGTTATCAATTGTTTTACGCATGTAGGTAATACCTGTAATTATGAGAAAAAATAAAGGGCGTTTGGAATCTCATTCTCGACATCCAAAGAACCCTGCGGGGGTGGTTTTGGCAGATCGACTTTATCGTCAACCAACCAGAGAAGACCCTGATAAAAAGAGTCAGTAAGCCAGTCACCTTTAAACATGTCAACGGCAACCTGGCGAAGTACTAAGTTAAGCTCATCAAGATGACAACAATGAACAGCATAACTATCATGAACAAAAGCCATATCGGTAATACCCCGGTGACTTAAGAAGAGAGCCGTTTGACGTAACATTGATGCATCAAGAGAATGTACGACGTTGGGCGCTGCCGCCCCCGCGTTCTTGGAGGGAGACAACTTATCAGTACGCGTGCGTAGCCTTCGCACCCAATTATCGAATGTTCTAACATTCTTATCCTTTAAAACAACATAACACTGAGCGACTTCACATCCGTCAGGCGTAACCCACGATAAAGGGTGATCGTTCTTAGCCAGAATTTTTGCTGTTTGTTTGAGGTAGTCCATGATTTTAACTGACTGAGCAACAGCAACGACACGACCCTCAACAATCCAATCACGCATGTGTCCAGCTAGTTTGTGCCGGGCGCTTTTAGGACTGAGATGCTTGTAGCACTCGGGTATAATTAAGTCATCACACATACGATCAGCAACTAATTGCTCCCGAATACCTTCCTTGGTGACACCATAGCTCGTCGTCATTAAAGGTCTTTTAGTGACCCCTCGCGCCTTTTTATCTATCTGCATTTTCGGCCACCAGGCTTCAATTGCCTGGAGCGTCTCAATACTTGTCGTGGAGTCGTTTCTTAGTCGTTGCATTATTTCTTTAACAGCTTCAGCGACCTCCATGTACAAATCATTTCTGGCCGGAGAGGCAGTACAATTAGTTTTTTCCGCTCCGACCGCGTCTTTTGAGAGTAGTGACAGCAACTGTAAGCCATTAGTGACGCCATCAACTGACGTCGGTGTGTAGCTTACATACTGTTCTGGATCATCAGATGACAAACATTTACTAAGCTCCCAAGCCGCCGCGTAAAATGCCATCGGCTCATCAGCGTGTGCTATAAGTTTGTTGGCTATGTCATCACAGTAGGGCAACTCCATGATCTCATCGAGAATATTATCGACGTTGGCGATTCGATCAGCCAGCAACTCTTTATCCCACCCAAAGGTATTAGCAACCTGAAGCTTTAGCCCGTGAAGACCGTTAGGCCCGACGCGCTTACCATTGGCAAACTGAATCAAACCACGAGCAACATGGTCACCCTGACTTGTCAGCATTTGATTAGAAGGATATAAACGGCCTCTGAAATCAAATGCGTGGGGCTGCCAAAAGACTTTACCCTCAAGCTCACACGCCTGAAGCATTTGACGCTCATAGGTCATAGCCTTAGAGGTATTGCTCGTGAAGAGCGCAAGGTCGTCGCTGAACTGTTGCTGCACATTGATTTTCGTTTCGTCACCCAATCTATCCCACTGTTCCTTCGGCATCTTCTTTGGTTTTGCCCTGGGGTACTGGGGAGCAACGTGGGGGTTTCTTTTTAAGAACTGAAACACTGGATCACAGACTCGCCAAGGTGTGCTTTGAATGACGTTCAGTCCCTCAAGGGCTTCATCTGACGGATCGAAGCGGTGAGGTTGCCAGTCGGTTCGATAGACCTTTTGCTCAAGTAAGTAGTAACCGCCCTTAATCTTACCGTCAGGTCCACGCTTCCAAGGGCGCGGTGGCACTAGCATTGGCCTTTTGACGGGTTGAGCGATTGCGGCTACAGCGTGTAAGCGTGATATGTCATCCAAGAAGCTGTCAGTCCAATAGATGACACTGGCTTTCCAACTGCCTTTGGCAGAGGCACTGCCTCGCTCTTCGATTAAGTCTGGCTGCGCTTTTTTAATACAATCAAACAACAAAGCACCCAAAGATAATCTTGCACGACGCCCTAAATCGTAGTCCTCGCCGTCTAGGTACTGCTCTATTTTCTTTTCCATTTTACGAGCAAAACGAATGTGCTGTGATTTGGATGCAAGTGCTTGTGAGTTTTTCTTTAGAAAGTAAGCGGCGTACCCTTTGTTTTGGTTGCGCCAATTTTGAAAGCGTATCTCGCGGATAAAAGTTTCACTGAGTGCGAGACACACATGGTGGTATGTCGGTGGTTTTGATTTACTGAGTTCAAACATTAACGATTCGGTGATACTGAATGCTGTTACGTCAGACTTAATCATTGGCAACAAATGACACCAGTGTTCTCTCTTGCCTGATCTGTTTGAAAAAAGTGATTCGCTTGCTGACTTTTGTCGTAAAGCTATTTGTTCTTCCACTGTCACAGCGATCTGCTGTAGTAGTTGCTCCCCTAGTTTTGTTTCATTTATTGTTTTATTTTCGATAGACCTTTTGTAATGATCTTCGCCATCTGTTTCCATTCTGTGTTCCCACAGTACCTCAACTAGCTCATGTTCGGAGTTCATTAAACAACTCCCATTTCACTACCATTAGTATTGAAAGAGACAACATCCACCAACAACAGGTGGCATCCTCTTGTGTTACTTTAACGTTTTTTTTTCTGTTCATAACTATTACCCCTAGTAAGTTAATTTTCGATCGTCAATGTCATCACACCACCAAAGCATTTGATCAGTTTGCTGAGGACAAGTAAGAAAGACCGTAAAAGCGTACTGCTCTTTGGTCTGCTCCTTGACGCAACAAAACTCTTGCTTCATTCCCCTTGCCATTACTATCTCCTCTATCTATCTATCTTGTTGGTTGTTGTTGGTTGTTACTTGTCGCTACTTACTACTACTTGTTATTAGGTGTTGTTGGTTGTTGTTGGTTGTTACGTATAAACAATGTCTAACTAGACAATAACTTATGACTTGACAAGGCTTAATAACTGTTGCTGCCTTCCCTACCTTATAACGGGGGGTCATACTGCTCACCAGTTCGTCATTAATTGCCCTTTTGTGCAGTAAAGCACGCTTATAGTTGTTGTACAACACTATTATGCACTTATGACTGATTATCTATGCAAAGCCGCAAAAGTCTAAAATAATAGCCGATTCATCGCTTTTTATTTGCGTTATGTAAAAATGTATTCTAGAATTGGTATAGGCAATACCTATATTACTAAAGGAGTAAGACCACACGGTGCGGGAAATGATGACAGATATTCATAAACAGCCTCGACCAAAGAATCAGAGGCATGACCACGTTCGACGCCAGGAGATGGGCGTTTTAGTGAAATCATTGCGAGTCGCAGCGGGACTCACACAGCACGACCTGGCTCAACTGGTCGGACAAAAGTACATAAGTTTCATTAGCCAGATAGAGCAGGGTAGAGTGCGAATACCCAGCGCAGATGTTTTTCTTTATGCCGATATATTCGGCGTTGATGTACATGCTTTTGCCAAGGAGTGCGTTAGGCACTATGAACTTGAGGCGTATTTTAATGCGATTTACCCCAAGGATGAGCGTGCTCCGTCATCAAGGGTTAAATAGCGTGGTTTCGCTTGTAAACTGTACAATAAAACCTGTCCACAAAACTGTCCACTAATTTAAACAGGTAAGGCTACAGGCCTCTAGTTTACTGGGTTGTATAGATTGGTCGGGGATGAGGGAGCATTTACTAAATCAACCTCTAAGCCCCAAAGCCTCTAAACATATACCTTCCAGCGTATACAGTCTGTCCACAAAACTGTACACTTTCATCTTACCCCACCGAGGCGTCCCAAGATGCGCGTAAAGTACCTCAAACAACGATATAAAGTCTACTGGTTTCATCGCAGACCGCCAAAAAAGTTGAACGGAATACTAGGAACAAAGGTCATTAGCATAAACCTTCACACCTCTGACCTTACTGTGGCGCTCCGTCGCCGAGACGTTATTAATCAGCAATGGGAAGCATCAGCAAAAACTCAGAGTGGACCCGATGCTTACAAGGAGCGACTGACCGTCTTAACACGAGAAGACGACCTGTCAAACCCGGATAGGTTTGTGAACGAAAGGCTTACCGATGATCTGTCGGATGCCCGAGTAGAAACTCAAGCTCAAGCGCAAGTCGCTATTAGTGGGTTCTCTGAAGCCGATCAAGCAGCGTTCTGGGCCTGGCGAAAAGCGACAAAAAACGAAGCACCCCCAGAAGAATTTCAATACTCAATCCGACAAGGATTGGCCGCTATTATCCCTCATAAGAAAGGGACGGTGACGGATGTTCATCTCGATAAATATACTTTGTCTGTTGATCTGTTTTTGGGTGGGACCGACGATAGGTCTTTAGAGTCAGTTTTAAATGATGAAGTCTATAGGTGGCTTGACACACTAGACAAATCCAACAGCACTAAGTCCACTTACTTGTCGTGCTTAAAGGTGCTATTTCTCTTTGCACAAACGAGAGGACACATCAACCAACAACTAAGAAACCCCTTTGCAGACATTGATCTCGGTAAGAGCGATAAGATTTCCTATAAGTTTATGGAGGACGATATGCTTAGAGAGATTATTAGCAAGTTTACGCTCAATAAACACCGGCATGATGGCCTCATTTCAAACCTTGGCCGCTCAACAGGTGTTCGCCTGAGTGAATTATTTAACAGCAAGCTAGAGACACACAAAGGAATCGTCTGCCTAAACGTCGTAGACGCCAAAACTCCTGCGGGCATACGATTAGTACCGATACCGGATAGACTCGTTGAGGCGGTCACACAGGCCCATCCAGCGTGGGTTGAAAAGGGTAAGGGTAGTGATTTCTCTAAACGTTTTGGTAGAGCTAAAGCCGAAGTAGTTAATGATCGGGCGATTGCCTTTCACAGCCTTCGTGTTACGTTTATAACGTGGGCGGGTAATACTGAAGATAGATGGAGCGAGCAGCATGTAGCTTGGCTTGTGGGACATGAAGAAGGCAAGGGGGATGCTATGACTGGGAAGCTGTACTTCAAAGGATATAACTTGGAATTGATGAAACAGATCGTTGAATCTGTGTATGCTTTTGATCCATTATTGAGCAGTACGTAAAAGCGTACTGAATCCACTTATGCCATAGAGAGTGTGCATACAAATCATTGGTCTAGCTACTTGTAAGTCATTAAAATCACGCCTCAATTAATCACACAGCGCGATACTCACAATGACCTTGATACTCCTTTTCTCAATAGCAATGTTAGTCACAATCGCGATTGAGGACATACACAATTAGGCTACTTGGGGGAATTGCGTTCTTCCCAAGCTTCTTGCTTATCTTTTACAATTAAGGCCGCACCGATGAAGGCTGCGCCGAATAGTCCTACAAACAAAATAGACGATATAATAGATACTAGAATGTACATTGTTTACTCCTGCTCTTTAACGAATAAGGTTTGCGTTTTATATAATGCGATATGAGCCAAGATGCTCGAGCGGATGTAGCGAGGAAGGTTCTTACGGTTTGTTTTCCACTTCGCGTATGACCCGGTGTAATCGACTCGCAACATTCGGGCTGACGCCAGGGGACCGCCAGAGTGCTGCTCTAATTGCATTAAAAGTTCTACTTGATCAGACACACGCGTGCTCCATCTCTATTTGATTTAATAACTTACGTAGTTCATCTTGGCGATCTTTCCCGAAGATCACATAACCATCGAGGGTTCTCATGATGATTCGCGGAGTGTCATCGCCAGATTCTGTTGGGGATTTGTGGATGAAAAACTCACGGTAGTCGGTGGTGGCATAGTCCATCACATCGTACTCAGATAAAATTCAGCCGCGAGAAGATCATCACGTTCTAGGTATTCAAGGTGCTCAATGAAGGCTGCGTTGATCATATCGACCACCGCGTCACTATCACCGACAACAGCCGTTAACTTAAGGCTCAGTAGAAACTGCATTAAGTCGCCGCGTTGAAACATATACTCATCAAAGGCCATAATCATCTCGCTATAATACGATAATAAGTATATAGGTATTACCTATCATTTACCAAGATAAAATTAGCAAGACGATGGCTTCTAGCGCCTACCTGTTTAGCCCACTTTGAATCAAGCATCTGATAGTTGGCTTCTGCGTAGTCTCCTTCAAGTAAAGCAGCTTTGAGTTTCACGAATTTACGTAACCGCGTAAGACCGAGATTAAACGCCATACAAACTATAACGGCTCGCTGTGTTTCACTCAGCTCAGTGAAACCCTCTGTGCCCAGGTAAGAGATAGCATCAAGCCGGGCTGTCTGATAATCATTTTGAAGCATCAAATCAGCTTCGTCCTGGTTAATCCCACAGTCCTCCAGATTTCTACCGTATCCAATCGAGGTTTTGTCTGCTGTGCATTTGTATGGGTGAAGAACCAAACCTTCGTCTTGTTTGAGCCAGGCGATAGCCAAGTCTTTAGTGTCCATTTTTACCACCTCTCAATAACGTCTAATGAAACCCGAACAAAACCATCGTCTGAATACTCTACGCTCGGGTTATCTGTGGCTAATGAGCAGCGCAGCGTCGGCAGTTGTTGAGCGTGTGTTCTTAGTGCGACTGTCCCAGTGTCTCGCGCAGGAGGGTCAGACACGATGGTTGAGCCAGAAAGACCGACGTACTGGACTAGTTGATTAGCCACTGCACTGTCCGTGCTGCTTCGGTTATAGTACTCACCTACCCGCAAGTTACTATCAGCCGCGTTATCGGTTCTGAGACTCGGGATTCGGAAAGCGAAGGTTGTACTCCTACCATCAAGCTGACGGAAGAAAGCGATCATCGTGGCATAATCAGTAGTCGGTAGAGGAGGGAACCTAAATGTACCTTCTATCCTGACACCACCAACCGATCTACTCTGACGCCGCATTGACCTACCATCGCTGACTAAAGTGGTCCTTCTGTGTCGTATCTCAAAACTAGTAGGCGTGATCGTTGTCGGGAAGAGGGGGTAAGGCCCGTCGCTGTTTTGAAATGTAAAAGTAGCCATTGTCCTTCCTTTTATTTAAGAGGGTTTTCAGAGAGAAAATCCATCGCAGACCAGAGGTCGTTAATTTCGCGGTTCATCGCCGTAACTTTACCGTCAAAGC